ATGGCACTGGTCAATGATTTATTGTGGTTCTTCGGTCGTCAAGCCAACGAAATACTTGATATGCCTGTGTTCGGTTTCTGTCTGTACACGCTGGCCTTTCTTGTAGCCGTTGGAATATTTAATCAAATGCGAAGGGCCGGGGGTATCAAGCGATGAAGAAAAGAATCATATCCGCGCTTCTGGCCGTGGTGCTGGTCGCGTCCATGCTCCCGGTCTCGGCCTCTGCCGCTAACCCTATTGAATGGGTAGTAGACGGCTTTTGGGAGGTCAACAAATGGTTCGCGTTTCAGGCTGGCTCTGGCCTGAATAAATGGTGGGAGAATGGCCCCGCCGCCTTTTGGGATGGCCTCACAGGTGGGATGCAAGACGCCGAAAGCGATTTTGTAAACGATGTTAATGACACCATCGGCACAACAATTATATCACCTAAAGGTTATATTGTGCCGCTGACCCCCGGTGGCCCTCAACTGTCAATGTCATCTTCTATTGAGTTGGCCCCGCGCCCTTACCCTGCCTTTTCTACTGTGGTCGCACAAGTATATTATGATTGGTCTGGTGGCTTGCAGGGCCGTCCTAAAACCCTTATAAACTACCCTTATCCTGATAACCTGTATGTGGTGCCGCAATCGTCTGTAGTTCGTCTGATATCCGATTACACGCCTACCGTGAAAATATCTGGCTCATATCCTGTTGGTTCCGATACAATATGGCTGTCTGTCACCATGACGAACGATGGGGGTATGTTCTCGGCTGGCTCCACGGTTCAAATGAATTATCCCAATAGTGTGATGTATGGTTATTTTGATGATGCTGTACTTTCAATGTCGTTCCGTGCTGCTCTGTATGTTCAGCCTGTAGCGTGGAGCTTGCCGAATATCACGCAAACCATTGGCGGCGACTACTCCCGCATCGGCAACGTAGAGATGACGGTAGGTGTCACGGGTGACAATAATGAAGTCCTCATAGCAGAAGATATAAAGATTGTCAACGAGACCAACAACGAGTATTATAACCCGGTCACTGATATCACTAGTGTCATTACTGACTGGACATACGATTATAGCAATCGTGAATACTCTTTGACCCTCAACGACGAAACGACTACAACGGTTCGCTTCGGTGATGACAACATTACCATCAATGAGGGCGGCAATGTTTACAACGTTTACTACGTTGTTCCCTCTGACGATGGCGGCGGTGATGACCCCGGCACGACAAACCCCACCGACCCGACAGGCCCGACAAACCCGACCGGGCCGCAAGAACCGGGCGGGGATGTCGGCGGCGATTCTGTCACGGTAGACGGTGATAGCAACACAGGCGGTATCTTCAAGTGGTTTGGAAACATCACAATCAGCATCGGCGATATCATCGGCAATATACTAGGCGGCGGCTCTGGTTCCGGCGAAGAGGGCGAGGAAGAAGATTCTGGCGGTGGCTTGTTCGGCTGGCTTTGGGATGGCCTCAAATCAATCGGTAATGCTGTGTTTGGCGGTCTGCTCAAGGTCATAGAGTCCGTTTTACAGCCTATTATAGATTTTCTTGTCGGTGCCATAGATATGCTAGCTGACAAGCTCTCACAGGTCATAGACGGCGTTTTAGGCATCTTCACTCGCATCCCTGACTTGTTCGCGGGATTCGGTGATTTCCTCGGCGCGTTCTTCTCGTTCTTACCGCCTGAAATGCAAGTTATCATGGACATTCTGGTTATCGGCGTTCTTGGTATGGTCATTGTCGCCATAATCAAGCGTTTCATTTAGGCGGTGCAGCATGGATATATATGAAGGTGTATTCTCGGCGCTTATTCGAATGATGATGTTCCCGATTAATATCTATGGGTATACTGTAACATTTTGGGGTGTCATGGTCTTTAGCTTGGCTGGCGGCGTGATATTTACTTTGGTCGGGAGGTTAATTTGTGGTGATGATTAAGCGGTTGCTGTGTCTTGTTTTGGTGCTGGTTATGTCGGCCGTGCCTGTTTTCGCCGTTGGAGATATAGAAACGGTGCAGATAACCCCCGGTGATGGTATTGTAATGGGTGGAAATTCGGTTGTGATTAGGGTCTATGATTTGTCAGGCTATGTTAATTATAATAGCGGTTCTGTAATTCCCGGTTCTTCTGTGGAATATTTGTTTGATGGGGATGTATCCACTAGGTTACTAATTTATTTTAGGAACTCTGTTGTGTCTAAATTGGGCTTTGATGTACAGAGTGGTGAATATGATTATTCAAATGGTTTTATTGTATCGGTGCATAATACTACTTTAGCCACGACACAAATTGTGTCTATGCCACAAATGAAGGTTGTTTTTGCTGACGGTAGCGTAGTACAGTTTCAGCTTAATGTATCGGCTATCGAACAATATGTCAATGTTTACGTTCCGGGTGATTATGGCATTAATGCAATCGTTGGCGTAGAGCTCCAAGGCCCTGAACAGGATGGTGCGTATTGGATATGTGAGGATATAACGATTTCGGTTGAAAGCGTTGCTGGTGATGGCGATGGTGACGGTGATGGCGATGGTGACGGTGATGGTATTGTTGACATTGCCCCCCGGCCCTTTCTAACCGTTCCTTTTTCTGATTATACCGTCACCGAGGGTTTGTTGCTTTGTACGCTGTCTGCGGTGGTGCTGGGTTCGATAATCAAAGCGGTTTGGGGGTGGTTGTGTGGCTTCTAACGTGATGCAAGGTTTGTGGGAGTGGTTCGGTATTATCGGCCTCGACCCTCTGGCCGAAGTAACCGATATGTCAACGCTCATCCCCTACGTTCTGCAAGTGTGCGTTGCTCTTATCATCACTGGCATGGTATTTGGCGCGATTGTCAAAATCGCAAGCCTGTTCACGGAATGGCGGTGGCGGTAGTGACTATTGAACAAGAAAGATGCATTGAGAGAATATTTGCGATAATGGCTGACCTCATGCCCGATATTACCGATGCGATGTTTGATTATAGGCGATTAATTGAAGTCGAGAGAAAATATCATGCGCTCTGCGAGGAATTGGGGAGGGAGCCTTAATGCCTATTCTATTCATTATCGCGTTCCTCTTCGCCCTGCTCTTCCTCCCCACGTTCCGCTGCGCCCTGTTCAACTTCCCTCGCGTGGTCTATAACGGCGCGATAGATACCTACCAATACTTCAAGCGCAGACAGTTTGACCGATGCCATACCGGGGAATTGGTAGCGTATACCGGGCTTTTTGGCCGGGGCAAGACATTAAGCGCCGTCCACAAGGTTGTGACCTCATACCGCCGCTATGACGGCAAGCGGGTATGGTGCCCCCGGCGCAAACGGTTTGTCATCCAGCGCATCAAGGTTATTTCCAACGTACAACTCAACATCCCCTATGAAGAGTTTGTGGGCCTTCTCCAGCTAGTGGAGGTCTCCCGGCTCAATCAAGAGTATGACGATGCAAACGACACATTAACCTGTACCCTCGTCCTCGGCGATGAATTCAGTGTACAGCTTAATAGCCGGAAGTTCAAGGAGAACATAGACCCGCTTGTTCTGAACAGTATTCTAACGTGCCGTCATCATTACATGAGCATTTATTATACTTCACAGCGTTTCGGCCATGTAGACGCGCTCTTGCGTCAGGTAACGGCCTATGTGGTTGAATGTGACAAGCTGTGGCGATTCCAGCGGCAAGCCGTGTATGATGCATGGGACATGGAAAACGCCACGACAGCAAGCGTTATTCGCCCCCTGCGGCGCGGGTGCTGGTTCGTGCGTAACGGCGACTACAACGCCTATGATACCTACGCCACGGTAGGTAATCTGGTCAAGGCCGTCAAAGACGGTGATATGATGAGCGAAGAACAAATCATAGCCTTACAGCGTGGGCCGAGTGATAGCAGTATGGACAGCGTAGCGCGGCCCTCAAGAAAATGGCTGAAACGAAGAAAGGGAAAATAATATGCGTAATTGCTGTAAAAGGTGTAACTTTGTAGGCGTAGACGGTGACGGCTGTTTCTGGTGTGAGGTCAAGCAATGTCAAATCACCGGGCAGGGCCTGTGCGAACAATTCTACCGTGTTGGTGGTGACGATGATGAAGGGTAGCAAATGCCCCAAGTGCGGGCGAAAAATGCGGCGTAGTGGCCGTGTGTGGTCATGTGGCAAATGCGGCTATTCGTATATGGAAAAATTAACCAAACAAGAAGAGTGGTGGATAAATTATGGAACATAAGCCTAGTAATTTTGGTGAAATCCTCATGGGCGTATCTTTGGGTATGATATTCCGGGTGGCCGTTGATGTGCTGACGAAAGGCCCCGGAATTGAAGATGGCTTGTTCTGGCTCGTAATGTCCTGGGTTCCTGTCGTGTTTGCCGGGGTTATCTACCTGTGCGAATGGCTGAACGAACGGCCCTGATAAGCGAAGCGACTTAACCAATCATAGTTGAGGGCACCACCCTCAACACCTCATCCCCGGCGCGAAAAAACAGGTAGCACCCCGGCTTAATCACCGGGGTGCTTTTGATTATACACTTTCAACATTACTGCTCTGTCACCATGGGAACCCCGCAATCAAGGCACATGATATTGACATCTTTTCCAGCTGGCCCACGGCCCGAGACATTTTAGAAGTCTGCTTCATGGTCTCGCCTCCTTGTCATAGTGTGCCGGGGATTCACCGCCCCGGCTCGGCCTGTGGTCTAGCAATACGGCTCGCGGCCTTTGGCGTGGCTCCCGCGCGTTTTCAGCGGCTCAACATAGACTTCGTAGCCCTCGCCGATGTAACGATGATTGCGGGAACCCGCCCACAGCCCATCCGCGCCACCCTGCAAATACCCTTCATCCTCGCGGGTCTTGCCTACGTTCTCAAGCTCAACGATACGCCGGAGAGCGTCAGCGGCTTCCCGCTTCGTGTCGCAAACCTCCTCGGGCTCCTCGAAAGGCTCAAGCCCTTCGTAGTAATAGCCGCCCTCGGCGGGTTCGTAAATCGCGTAACGCTCATACACTTGAACAACATAACGTGTAGCCAT